AAAGAAAGTAGGTAGCGACTTCAAGGAACAGCTATACAACTTCGCTACCCAGGATGAAAAGTATCCTATTGTTTTCATTGTGCCGGTAAGCGTTAACCCTACCGAGAACACCTCAGAGTTTAACTTTGACATCTACTGCTTTGATATCATTCAAAAAGATAGGGCTAACATCATTACAATCCTAAGCGATACACAGCAAATATTGAATGACTTGTATGTGTACTTTACTTACAGCAATGACTACAGCTTTGATGTCATAGGACTGCCTAACTTCCAGGCATTAAACAATGATCTACTTGACTACGCTGCAGGCTATGTCATGAACATCACATTAACTGTTAATGATTGGACTGACTGTGCTGTGCCTCTATCAGGGAACTAAACATTTCGGAGGCTTAGAATAATATAGGTATGAGTGCACCAAAATGGTGGGGTGATTGGAGACCTATCCTCACACCTCACACCGGAAACCTTCAACCTACTGACTTGCTAGAATGTACTTCTATAGTGGGTGGCTTACCTGTTAACACAGCAATCACAGGTGCTCAGATAATAGCAGCTGCTTCAGGTGGAGCTGCAACCTGGGGAAGTATCACAGGAACGCTATCAGCTCAGACTGATTTACAAGGTGCCTTAGATAACAAAGTACCATACACAGGTGCAACAGCAGATGTCAATCTAGGCAGTCATGATTTAACAGCTACTCAAGGTACCTTTGCTACAGGTGGAAGTTCTGATACGTTAACCGTTAACCATACTAGTGGAAGTGGTAAGGCAATCACAATAACTAAAGGTGGGTCAGGTGAAGGTATATATGTTAACAAGACAAGCGGCAGCGGTAATGCTGTTACTATTGTAGGTGATTTAGAAGCTACTACTATAAAGAAAACTAGTGGTACATCTACACAATTTTTGAAAGCAGATGGAAGTGTGGATACTACTACATACCAACCTACGCTAGTCAGTGGCACCAACATTAAGACAGTTAATGGGAACTCATTGCTAGGTAGTGGGGATTTGACTGTAGGTGGTAGTGGGTTGACTGTAGGAACAACTGCAATCACTTCAGGTACTATTGGTAGGGTATTATTTGAGGGTACAGGTAATGTATTGCAACAAGATGCATCTTTCTTTTGGGATAATACAAATAAAAGACTTGGAGTAGGGGCAACACCTTCAACTGCTGTTAGACTAGACGTAAGAGCACAAGGAGCATTATCTACTGATATAGCATTTAGGGTTAGAAATAGTGCTGATACATTAAATTTGTTTGCTGTGAATGGTGATAGTTCATGGATTTCTAGAAATAATAGTAACTCAAATCAATATATTTATTGGAACGGAACAAATAGACTTGAGCTAAAAAATGATGCATCAGGAGAAGCGTTTATTAGTAATAATACTAACGGTCTCGGGCTATCTGGTGCTACTGGATTAAGATTATCCACTGGTAATAAAGGTATTTATATATATAATTCAGGAAATTTTTACATTGGAAACGCTACTGGAATACAAGCTGGAAGCGGTCAAGGTAATATTTTATTTGCAAATAATACTGGACCAACAACAAATGTAGTAGACCACCACTACTATTACTCGGCCGACATTGTAGCAGGTAATGCAGCTCCACATTTTAGGACTGAGAATGGAGCAATAATAAAACTTTATCAACAAACAACAGCAGTGGCAGCATCTACATTTGTTCAAAATAGTGGCGCTACAATACACCCAACAAGCACGTTTGATGGATATACATTAAGTCAAATTGTTAAAGCATTAAGAAATACAGGTATATTAGCATAAACAAATAAATTATGAGCTTAACAATTAAATCAACAGCAGAAAAAAGTATCAAAATTGCAGGTACCGAATTTACACTAGAAAGTGTTTATGCTAGATTAGAGTTTGCAGCTAGAGCTAATGGCACTACATTAGAGATATCTACAGCTACTTATGTAAGCAAAGAAACTTACAAACAGGGTATGTTGTTGTATACTGATATAACATCAGGCAATATAGTAGCTACATTGCAACCAGGTGAAATACAATCTTTAGAGACTGCTGAGAAGTATGCTAAGTTGGGATATGAGCAATTAGGTTATGAAGTTTTAATTAACATATAAGATGGCTAGATACGCAAATACAGGTGAGTTTAATGTGCTATATCCTACTCGTAGGAGAATGGCTAATATCTTAAAGAGAATTATTCGCAATGACGTTGTGGATGGCGAGGGTACACTTGTAGAAAGTATCCGTATCAATGCCAAGGTAACAGGCTTCCAAAAGTTGGAGATACAAATAGTAGCCATGTACTACTTTATCTTTCTAAACAATGGAGCATTTTTATGGAACGGTGGGGTAATTACTCCAAGGGATTTCGTTGCACAATTTACGGATGAGTTAAACGCTGCAGGTATCACTGCAGAAATATACAGCCAGTACACTGAATGGTTAACTAAAAAATATCCATTGGTGCAAGCTGTTGAGGTCCTTGAAAATCAGCAAAAATTAGTGTACACATTTGAAGCAGTTGACCCTCCTGCAGGATTTACTCCTGGCTTCCCATTAGATGTCTAGCTCTTTTTTCATACCGAGAACATTAAACACATAGACGAGTGGTAGGGCACCTATCTTATCACTCTTAGTTATGTCACCTTTGGATAGGCTATAGATCATTAGCTCCCATGACCACTTGGCACTTTGCTGTTCTTTCTCTATTTCTTTAATCTCTTCAGGGTCAAGTTCTGCCTTCTCTTCATTGGTCAATGGCTCATCTGCTTCACCCATAAATAGGTTCTCATACTTTTTAAGGAAGTCATCCCTAAACTTTAAGAACTCATGTATCAATCCATACACATCTGTGATGGGTAGGTCAAGGAACTTATCAGCTCTAATGGTGCAGTCAAAGTCATAGGGCTCCATTACCTCATCACCCCATTCATTCAGCTTAGTGTTCCGGTATAAGATAGCACATACATTAGCTAGGTTCTCTATATAGTTTTGACCAAAATAAAAGTCCAGGTCAATGTACTCATATAGGCATAGCTTGTTGAATGGCTTGAGTTTCAACCCAAGTAGCTCATGTTTATATCTTTTGGATGGTTCAGATTTACACCACTTATTGTCTTTGATTAATTGACGCATCTCATCCACATCGAGCTCTTCAATATCCTCAATGGGTAAGTCAGATAAAATAGAAAGTGCCTCACTATTGTAGTGATACGAACCCTGTGAGGCATCTATCTTATTAAACTCAATGAACTGCTCAACAGTTACATCACTCCACTGCTTCGGTAGGTGTATCATTTCTTAATTGTTGGCCTATCTTTTGAGCTATGAACATGATATAAGGGATGGCAATGTTAGCATCTAGCTTGCGTAACAGCTTAGCCTTTTGTTTGATGTGAGCATCAGCATAGTGTTCGGTGGGTGTAAGGTCCTCACGTTTGAACATGACAGCTAACATCTCAGATATGTATCCTTTATTCTTATGTAGTGCTACCTTCTCAATAATCTTTGTATCACGTACAGTTAACTTCATTTGTGCTCGGTAGATATAGCCTTCAATCTCAAGCTCCTCCACTACAGGAAAATCTTTTTGTTCCATGGTGTTGAAGCTCTTGACAATCTCTACAAAGTCAGCAACATCCGTATCCCAAAACTCAGACTCAGGTATCCCCAGGTAAGAGAATACTTTAAGGTGTTTGTCAATGGGGTCAAGGCTAGTATCATTGTTAATATCAGTGATAGTTTCGAACTGCTCAATAGTCAGCTCATCGATTTGGTTGGGAATCTCCCTGTCTAAGATTTTTATCATGTTTTGAAATTTGAACAAATATAGGAAATTTTTAATATAGGTAATGGCAAAAGATAAACTACCAGTTTACAAAATAACTATTGACCCTGAGTACTCCGAGAATGGACAAGACTTAGGTATCGAACAGATAGCTTTTACATCCACTCCAGCCATCAAAGTCATGGGTATGGCATTCAGTGCTCAGACAAAGCCGATGAGATTTAACGACGAGATAAAGTACCGTATCACTGCACCTGCTTTGATACCTATGGAGATCTATCGCTTTGATGAGGATACAGATGAGGAGTACTATGTTAAATTCACTGCTGAAGAGATAGAGAAAATTCATGCTAAGTTCATGAAAGACATGTTGAATAAGGACCTATTCAACTTGGAACATGATACTGAAAAGACTGTACCTGCCTATGTACTTGAGGCATGGATAGTAGACACTCCAAAAGAGGACAAAGCTTACTCATCATTTGGTATTGAAGTACCGGAGGGTACACTTATGGTTACTGCCCAGGTAACTGATAAAGAGTACTATGCTGAACTTGTAGCTCAAGAGCAAATAGGATTTAGCATAGAAGGGTACTTAGGCATGAAACTAAAAGAGCAAAACAAATCCCAAATAAATACACAAATGAATGAGTTAATGTTGCCGGATGGCGAACACATCATCAACGAAAAAATCTACATCGTAAAAGATGGTAAAGTAGTTGAAGTAAAAGATGTTGAAAAAGTAGAGGCTTCTGAGGAAGTAGCCCTAGAGGAAACTGTTATCGAAGAGGAAGTAACAGAAATCCCTGCAGAAGAGGAAACAATGGCGGTAGATCCTGTGCTTGACGCAGAAGCTATCCTAGCTATTGTTAAGCCTGCAATAGATGAGCAAATCAATGCCCTTGTAGCTATGATCGCTGACCTTAAGAACCAACTTGAGGAAGTGATAAGCACTGAGGTAGAAGAGGAAGTGATTGAAGAGGCTGTGGCTATGAGTGCACAGCATAGATTTTCTAGTGTAAACAAATTCATAAACAACAAATAAAATGCGTAAATTAAAATTCGACTTACAAGTTGACCCAACTGCTTTATTAGCAGCGAACCCAGAGGCATTCTATTCTCAAGCTTACTTGTCTGAGGATACTGCTGACAACTACCGTTCTTTACCAGGTGTAAAGTACAAAACTAAATTAGCTACCGTTACTTTCGGTAAAATCTTGCAAGCATCTAGCTGTTCTTTCACAGCTCCTAATGATGATTTGAACGCTAAAGAAATTGACGTATGTGCTCTTTCTGCAATGGCTCAAATTTGTCAGTTTGACCTTGAGCAATCATTCCTTTCTTTGCAAATGACAAAAGGATCTAACGGAGATTTTTCTGTTGCTTCTTTCATGTCTTTCTACTGGGGTGAGATGGCTAACAAAATTAACGGAGACATCGAGTTAATCAGATGGCAAGGTGATACAGGTTCACTAAACCCTACATTATCTTTATGTGACGGTTATGAGAAAAAATTGACAGCAGGTTTAACTGACCCTAACGATACAGTTATCAATGGTGGTACAGGTGCAATCGCTAACTTTACTACATTGGAGACTAAATTAGCTGCAGCATTTGCTTTACTTCCTGCATCTATTGCTACACGTACAGCTGACCTACGTTTGTATATGCCTACTCAATTAGTAAACATCTACCGATTAGGAGTAGCTTCAGGTAACACTAACGCTTACATCACGCAAGATTTGTCTTTGACTTTCTTAGGTGTTAAAATCGTAGTTTGTCCAGGTATGTCTAACAACACTTTCGTGTGGACATTGAAAGACAACCTTATCTACGCATTCGATGCTGAAGGTGATTCATCTGATTTACGTGCAGTTAACTTAGCTGATACTGTAGCTGAGCCTTACATCAGAACTCGTGCTAACATGAAAGTTGGTTTCGAATATGTGAATGGTGTTGATATCGTTTACTACTCATAATAATAATCATGAGCCCTCTACCAAGGGGGCTCTTTAATACTTTAATATCATGGCTTGTCAAGCATTAGAAGCAATCGTAAAATCATGCGACAACAACAGTGGTGGTATCTATGGTATCTGGATTAACCAACAAGATGAGATCGCATCTATCACACCAACCGACCCATCAGCGGGTGCAGGATGGGAGATAACAGGTATCACTCTTGCAGGTACTCCTCCAGTACTATTTGAAAACTTCTACGTACGTCGTAACACATCTAACTTTACTGAGGACAGTACTATTGACCTAGTTAATGGTAGTTCATTTGTAACTCAGACAATTAACTTAATGTTCCATAGAAGAGATAAAGATAAGTCTCGTGCTATCAAAATCTTAGGAGCAGGACAGCAATACTTAGCAGCTATCGTATTAGATGCAAATGGCAAGTATTGGTACTTCCCTTACTTGCAGGTATCTGCTACAGGTGAAGGTTCAGGAACAGCTAGAGCTGATGGTTCTAAATACTCTGTTACTTTGGTAGCTGAGAATGAGTACCTAGCTTATGAGGTAG